CTGTACACATTCAACAATTGAATAAATGCGTAAGGGGGCCCACCACTTCGGTGAACCAAGCCATAAACCTAAAATGAATTTTCTACCTAAGAAACTACCATCTTCTATATTTCTATAATCGGGGATAGTTCCAGAAGTTTTCAACTCATCTGTAAATTCAAGCCCTAAAAATTGTTCACACACAATTTTAAATGTGTTAAATGTCAAGTATGGTAACTCATCAGTTACACTCAACACTAAATCATCACCCAAAACCAAGTATGACACATTCTTGCTAATAATTTCAAAATCATATTGCGCATCAGATGTAATCTTAATGCCTTTATATGTCAATTGACATATAACTGCCACAATAAAGATAATAGAAATATTAACAAGAGAATTCAAAATTGCGGTTAAGAAATTGCCACTTGTATTACCGTGATCCCATGTATAGAAAACTAATCTTCCATCTTCATAGACTACATGTAAACTGTCAACAATCTCTTCGAATAGTAACTTTCTCTCCAGCTTACCATTCTCACCATAAAACATGTCCATAAGAACAAGACATGCTTCCATTAGGATACGCTTCTGCTTCTTATCAAACTTACCATAATCACCAAAAATAAATTTTAATAAATTACGTAAAAGATGATTAGCAGACTTATCCCAATCTCTACTATAAGGATTAATCCCGATAGCAATTCCGTTGTCAATTCTATTCTCAACGATCCAACCTGCAAACGCTCCAAAATACATTCTACTAATAAGTAGATATATCATGTCTGCGCTACAGAAAAGTCTAGTTTTCCCAGCTTTAACCTTCTCTAAGGATAATAGTTCATCCTTTAAATTATCAATATAAACATTGAAGATTCTCTCTCCTCTCTTTAATTTTTCTATATTTTTCTCTACTATAAACTTGATAATTTCATAAAACTGGGGTTTAAGTTGGTCTCCCTCATACATCCATCTCTTTCCTTTACCTTTAAGGTTCAATCTCTTCTTCAAAACTCTAAAGATAAAGCCTGTTGAGCTGTTTGCATTCAGTCCTCCTAGACAATACGCAGGATCGCCTTTAATAGCTTGATCTAATGATAGGACTTCTGTCTTCACAGGAACGCTACTCGTGTTATAAACATGAGTCATTGCGTCTTGTATAATACGTCTAACTAACACTGGATCATAAACTACGTCATTACTACCGTAAGGTTCACGTGCTTTCTTCATAACATCAACAAAATCTCCTTCTTTATTTGTAAAATTATGTAATCG